AGCAGCGTTACAAGCTTATACCCACTGGCAAGCGGGCGGCAGGTACCCAATACCCAATACGCAGTAATGACAGGCGGCACGGCTACGTTAACCAGTGCAAGCACCTATTACGATCTTACAAACTATGCAACAGCAGCTGCCAGCTCAGATGCATCAATTGGGGTAAATGCAACAACAGGGGAAATATCAATACGAGCAAGCGGGCTGTATTGTTTCTCGCTGAAACTGCATTTTGATACCAACACCACAGGCAACCGTAATATACAGGTGCGAAACCTCGATATGCAATTTTTGACACTGTCGGCAGCACAATTACCAAACGGCGGCATTTCGGTATACCAGGCTGAAGTAACGGCGTATGTATCTGTTACACCAGGTACGCCGAAAGTATTTTATATTCAAGCCTGGGCAAGTAATGCAGGACGATCAGTAACAGATAGCACGTTTCTTGTAGCTCGAGTGTAGCCATATGGCACCGTATTACACCATGCAGGTATACGACAGCGCAGGAGCCTTGCAGGCTGTCGTAACTGATTTCGATAACCTAGCAATTAGCAAGCAGCTGAACGCAATCGATATGCTGCAATTTACGATTCGCAATCGATCACCAAGCGCGCAATACATGGTATTAAACGCAATCATAGAAATATATAGGCAAGATGTAGAGCTCGGCATACCAAATGCGCTCGAGTTTGCAGGCATCATACGGAAACGTATTGTAACTCGATCGGTAGTAACCTCGTTTACATTGCAGGCAATCGGTATGCTGGGTATTCTCGGCTACCGTACGATTGCGTACAAGGCGAACAAAACAGATCTATCGAAATTCACAGCCCAGCCAGGTGAAACGATTTTAAAACGGCTATTCAATTACAACGTAGGCAGTTCGGCAACGGTTGCAAACGGGCGCTTGCTTGACGGACGTATTACAGGCATGAGCACGGCAGCGACAGCAGGCACGGGTACAGCCCTTACCCTGAAATGCAGTATGCAGCCGTTATTAAAAACAATGCAAGAGGTAGCGTATAGCTCGGGGCTGGCGTTTACCCTGTCATATACAGCGCCTGCCAGCTGGGTATTTACTACCTATGTAGGGCAGATTGGTACGGATCGTACAGCAACAATTACGCTGTCAGTAAGCACAGGCACGGTTGCAACGATTACCCAGATTAGCGATGTATTGAACGATTTCAACGCGGTAATTGTAGGCGGCAGCGGTACCGAGGAAGCAAAAGTATTTGCAACCAGACCAGCTACATTGCCTACAGGGCTCGATTTAAAAGAATCGTTTCAAGATGCGAAAAACCAGCAAAATAGCACGGCAGCATATTTGCAGCAATTCGGCAGCAAAACGCTAGCAATACAGGCGCGCAAGCGCGTACAGTACCAGGTAGAGGTATTGCAAACAAGCCAGATGCGATACGGGCGCGATTATTTTTTTGGCGATAAGATTGCAGTAGCCTGGAATAACAGCAAAGTTAATCAGTATGTATCGGCTGTCGGGCTTGAATGGAAAAGCACAGGGGATGAAATAATTAATGTCAAACTCAACAGCTAATTTGTACGACCTGATTAACGTAGCCCAGGGCGAGATAGACAACATAGCAGCGGTAGAATACCCAGCGGCTGGTTTGACGTTGACGCGCTCGAGCACGTTAGCGATTACCACGGCAGGCACTACGATTACCTGGCAGGTAGAAACGCGCGGCTACGCTATTAGCTGGGCAGGTACCGATGTTACCATACCCAGCTCGGGGTATTATCAATTCACCATGCTGTATAGTTCAACAGTAGCGCATACCGTGCAAGCGCGGTTATTTGTAAACACCGTAAACGTTGCGTTTATGGCATCTATGGGACAATCTTCAACACGGCAAGCCCTAACCATTACGCGTTATTTCACAACTGCCGATGTAGTGGCAATCAACCTGCTGCCGAATGTCAATACCACAATCAACGTTGTAGCTGAAAATGTTACCAGCGAATCACCATTTTTGCACGTAGTGCAACTCACAGGGAGCGTTGAATAATGAAAATTTACCGAATACGCATACAGGCAGATATTTTACGTATTGAATATTGGGACGATTTCGGCACCCAATATCAGGAGCCATTACCAGCCGAGGCAACGGTAGAAGATAACCCGAGCCCTGCCGATGCTATGGACGAATTGCGGTTATGTCGGACAGCGCGCCTAATCGAGTCTGATTGGACGCAATTAGACGACGCGCCATTAACGCCAGCACAAAAAGAAGCCTACAAAGAGTATCGGCAAGCATTGCGCGATTATCCTGCAACGGTAAACGCGGTGCTATGGACAGCGGCACCGTACCCACAAAAACCAGTGCTATAATACGTAGGCAATCCAATAGCACCAACCAATCTCCACCAACCAGCACAAAACCCGCTACGCGTACTAGCGGGTTTTGTGTGTCTGTTTATCAGTTTCAATATACGTATTGACAAATTGTACAGCATGCTATATCATGCAGTTAGTCAGCAATGACACTAAGTAATCTGAAACGAAAGAGGCGCGAACATGGCACACACACTGACGGCAACCCAACAGCAGCAGCAAATCAACATCATTCTTGATGCAATCCACGGCGGATTGTACAACGTTGTAACAGGTGATGTAAATATCTTGATTTGGGATATGAGATCAGCGTTGAAAATCCTGGGTTTTGACGTTACCATTTCCGAGCACCACGAGGCAGTAACAGAAATCATCAAAGATTGGCAATGGGCTCGGCAGAATCCAAACCAGCAATAATCAACAGCACAACGCCTGCCCAGTATCGAGCTGGGCAGGCACTACACAGAAAGTTACACCAATGAACAACACACAGCACAACACAGATTGCCCAGCTTGCGGGGCTGCAATTGGAGAATGCGACGGGTATTGCCCTGCACTGCCTAACGAATTAGACGATACAACAGAAATTGTAGAAACAATGAATAGCTACGATCTGCATATGCTCGAGGCACATAAAGAGCTTGCAAAACGCACAATGACAGGGCAGCCACTCAATGCTCGCATTATCGATGCAATGCGCACACGGCAAGCCGAGAAAACCGTATACGCGCTGGCTGTCGAAAATGTGTACCGAGCCGAGCGCTCGAGCCGAGAGGCGCACGTAGTGCCAGGGCTTGATTTGTCGCCATTGATGACAGCAGCGGTGTTGCGATGATTCAAATACCTGTACAGTGCATTTCAATTGTATTCGGCATTCGGAAAGATTTCCCCAGCCCTGGCGTAACGGCTACGTTGACGACGCAAGAAAACAAGGTGCATAGCTTGATTTTTTTTGATCAAGATATCAGGCAGCTGTTTACCGTGTTTGATTGCACAAAGCTGCATAACGCGCGCACCAAATGGGTAATGCTAGAGAAAGATGAGCAAGGCAATCTACTCGGCATTTCAGGCTATGAGCGCATTACGGCTATTGCGTATTGTGTACCCGAGCTCAGCAGATGATAACCGCTATTCTGTTTTTTGCAGCGCTAGCGTATATCATAATTGGCATTGGTTTGGTATTGATTATTGTGGTAGCACCACAGGAAAAGGAGCGGTAGAGATGTTTGCCAGGATTGCAACCAAGGCACCTCTAGAGCAAATCGAGCAACGGTATAACCTCGATTTCGTGTACGAAATGGCACCAAACTTGAACGTGTTTATTGATCCATTGCGCGAGGTAATCAAATGCCCAGCTACAAACAATGCGCACCTGGGCATCAGCTACACCGTACGCAACCCAGGCGGCGTAATTGCCTCGCACAAAACGGCACGTATTTGGGAGGCAACCATAGACGGCGAAACGGTTACGCTGGTAGAGCTATCGAGCTCGTTTGAGCGCGCGCGGCTGTTATGGGTGTTTGATTATGATGAGGCATTATGCCAGGCTGCCGATTGGTTAGCAGCCGCAATACTAGCAGAAGGTTACGTATATGTACCTAAAGAAATACCAGCGACCTGGTATAGCGAGCACGAGCAGCAAGGCGGTAACGATCCGCGTACCACAGGAGCTAATACCCAGATGGAAGGCAGCAGCCACTACAGCCCAGATGACAGCGACGGGGTTGCTATTGCAGGGGCTCATTATCGCAATCGAGCACATAGAGGCTAGCACAGAAACGCGTGCTACCGAAAACGATAGCACGCGCGCTGCAGCACAGGCACAGCAAGAGTAGTATAGCAAAGGGGTACGCAATGCCTAACGAAACCGATTTGGATTACCTGCGAATACTGACAAACGATTACATGGAATTTTCGCAAGAGGTAAAAGAGCTCGAGGAACGCCAGAAGACCACGCGCACAGCTATTGCAGATATTATGCAGGCTGCCGAGCTCAAGAGCCACACTATCAAGGGTGTTGCTACGCTCAAGATGACAGGCGAGAGCGAGCGAGTCAGCTACGATACAGCGGCTATCGATAATTTTGTGCTTGAGCTCATTGACCAAAACAACGAATTTGCAGACGCGGTAGCACGTCGCTTGCGAGCGTACAAAAAAACCACGACGGTAAAACCGTTTCTGCGAATCGAAAAGGCATAGAACA